CCTGCCTATCCGATGTCAACAGGACAGTGCCCCCAACTTCCACGCCCACAAGCTCTTTACTGATGCCGCGGACGGCCCCCTCGATCGGAATAGTCTGGGTTATCGGTTCCACCGGCTCCCAAGGCTCATCAGGGTTCGGCGTTCCGGGCGTGACCCGCGTAAGGGTAATGACGCCCTGCCCTAGCCCACCTTGGCTCGTCGGCTTCAACAGGTCGCGCGTCATCGCAGCCATTTCTGCGTAGAAATCAGCCATCAGATAACTCGGAATAAAGTGTCAGACCGACGAGTAGCGGAGCATAGCCATGGAAGTACCAAGCCATTAATGACCGCATCAGACGGAAACCCCGGCGCCGACGACGATCCGCCGCCTGCGTCCTCAGGCGCAAAGAACTCACGTTCTATGGTGTCGACCTTTTCGCGCTTCGTCACCCTTCCTGGCGTCACTGGGTTCGTCGACCATCCGGGAGTGATCGCATTCAAATACGCGGCCCGGTAAGACGCGCTGACCCACGCTTGCGGGATCAGGTCATCAGGCACGAGTTCGCCGCTAATTCGGTGACCAGTTCTCGGCCAGGCGCGTTCCTGCTCAAATCCCCCGGTGCGACGCGAGCATTGCAACATGTACCCATATGCCGCATCGACGTAATCCGAGCCAATCTGGCGCAGCACGGCGGGCAGAGGTGCATCAGCGGGCAGCGTTAGGCCCTGCCCTGATAGCCATGCCTGGAAACCGGCATCGTCACCATAGCCAGCCATGATCAGCCCTTCAACTTGTCAATTTCCGAGCGCAAGCGCTTTTCAGCCCAGCGCTTGTCAGGCTCTTTGCCCGACAGTGAGCGGTACGCTTCTTTCAGTGTGTTGACGTCGTCGTCGGGAGTTTCAGTTTCTGCAGTCTGCGCCGCCGGAGCCTCAACGCTCAGGGCTGGCGGCTCGACGTGGCTTTCAACTTCAACCGGCTCTGACGGCTTTGGCTCCGAGGTGGAATCCTCGATCGTCACTAAACCGCCGGCAGCCAAGATGTCCAAGTACTCACATGAGAACTCGCCCTCAACTTCACCGAAGGCCGGCAGTCGCACGTTTCCGCTCACGCCCGCAAGGTCATAGGGACTATTCGTCCGGTTAATGATTTTGGTCATGTCGGTTCCTGTTGCGGCCGGGGCGATCTCACACCCCGGCCCTGCCTGTTAAGGCGTGACGGGCGGTTCGCTGATCTGATCCAGATAGCGAATTGCTGCGGTCGTCAGCAACTCGACACCACCAGTGCGGAAGATGCCCGGAACCTGGAAGTTCATGGGGCCGTCTTGCCATACAGGCAGGAATCGATGAGGCATCGGCAGATGCAGCTTGGCGTACTCGGCGTCGTTTTTGTACGCCACCATGCGGCCAGTCGTGCTGTTCGCCGCACCAGTGCTCAACTCACGCACCGTGCGGATCGTCAATGGACGGCCCGTTTGTTGCGTGTAGATGTTGGTGCGTTGAACAAACGACAGGATGGTTTCCATCGTGGTAGCCGCGAAGGGCGTCGCCGCGATGTAGTTGTACGCCTCAACCGGCAGCAGGATCGTATCGGCCATTTCAGTCTCGAAGGTTCCGAGATAGATGCCTTGCAGAGCGATATTGATATCGCGCACGATCTGGGCGGGAGTTTTCTGGCCCACGCCATTCTCGTCAACCCAAAGCGTCGAGCCACCCGTACCATCAGCAGGTGCGTTGGTTGCAGTCACTCCGCTGTAGTTGATCAAGCCGCCGAGGCCCTTTTCCGTGCTGCCCTTGAGAGTCAGGTCATACATGAATTTCATGTAGGCCAGACGAGCGGAACGAGCCCGGCGATCCGGCAGGCTCGCGCCAGGGAATCCCATGGTCGTGTTGACCTCTTCCAAGTTCCATTGATAGCCAATGGCCGCCAGATGGAAGGTCTTGGTCTGCATGTCCTGGTTGACATCAGCCAGCGGCACATCCTTGGCGTATCCGGATTGCCAGTTAGCGCGACCGGACATGTCCGAGGTGTAGGTCAGGATACCAGGGGACCATTCGGGACCCGTGGTGTCCACATAGATGAGACGGCCGAAATCCCAATCGGGGTATCGAGTCTCATACACGCGTTGGTTAACGCGATATGCCTGAGCCGTAACGAAGGCCAGGGCTTGTGCGTCAGTGAAATTCATGTTTTAAGCCCCCGAAACGGACAGCGAAGGAACAGGACGACGGTAGCGAACCACGCCCACGGAACCGCTGGTGCCAGCTTCTTCAAACTGAGCGCCAGGGATAGTAACGACGGTGGCGGATTGCGCCGCAGCCGTCCAGGTCTTGTTGGCGGTATTCCAACGCGCTTGCGCGCCTACGGTGACATCGCCACCCAGCAGAACGCCAATCACGCCGACCTCGCAGATTGCAACGTTCTCGTACTGCTCGTACGCATCGCCCGGATGCGGCAGAACCTGTGATGCCTCGGTGATTCCGAGCACGTTCTCGCCGCTAGTGGCGGTGATCTCCACGCAGGTATGCGCGCCAGTGCCGGGCTTTACGGGAACACCAAAACCCAACGTACCAGTGCCTTCTTTGGTGCGAGTGATCGCGTTCCACTCTTCCATATTGACCCGACGACCGACGGCGAACGGTGCGAGAGTGTCTTTGTATTGAATAGCCATGATTTAGGCCTCCTTCTGGGTGCGCCAGGCGTTGATATCTTCGACGCTGCCGCGCCATGCATCAGCCATTGCGGTTGCGGCATCGCCTGCGGGCTGAACGCCGCGTGCAATGGCGTCAGCAACAGGGTTGCCAGGCTTCGCGTCCTTGGCGATAGCCTTGAACATGCCGGTGATCTCAGCATCAGAGGCGTCTTTGACCATGGCATCGCCAAGTTTGGCGGCAACCGCAGCCTTGCGCAGCTCCGCATCCGACTTGCCGGCCGGATCGATCTTGGCGTCAATGGCTTTGACCTTGGACACCAGTTCACTGCGGGCGGCAACCAAAGCGTCAACGTCGATATTCGCAGCATCCTGCGCGGTCTTGAGATCAGCTTTCAGTTTGCCGATTTCCTCGTCCTTGGTGGCGATGGCAGCAGCGTGAGCATCCTGCGCATCCTTCAAGGCCTTGGCCGAGTCGGCCTTGAACTTTTCGACGGCTGCAACGTCCGTCACGGCGACCTGGGCAACGGCGTCGCCCAAAACCACCGCCTTGAGTTGTTGATCGCTCATGCGACCTCCTTCTGCGGTTTTGGGCGCAAGGCCCGGTTGAAAATCTTGAACAGGGCACGCGCCCCACGAGTCTCCGATACGAGCCTTCTCGCCGGCCCGGCCTTTGCGAACCAGGGCCAGGTGGTTGTATCGAATGTTCTTCTGCTCAAAATCAGCGTCCAGCCCGTCGCGTGCCTTAACAATGGCGGCGCTGTAGCCCATCGAGATCTCTTGATGCGTCGTGCGCGCGGCCTTAGCGGCGCTCGCATCCTTGATCATGGGATTGACCACGATCCATTCCGGTTCGGTGCTGTAGGCGTCCCCCACCTCTCCGACAGACAACTTGGACCAGTTGTCTGCTGTCACGTCCTCCTTGGGGTGGTCGACCGTCACAGGCAGCCGAGTAATGCTCGCCAGAGAATCGGCGTGGAATACCTCGTCAGGATGGCGGTAGACACGCACCGTATCATCGGGCGAGAAACCGGTATCCTTGGCCACATCGCCCAATTCCCGCGCCAAATACAACTGCACGCCCGTGCGCGCCACTCGTGCGGTAGCGACAAGGTAGCCTTCCTTAGTTTCCTTGATATCGCCAACGCTGACGCGATCTGTGAATTTGATGGTCATTTGGTCACCTTGGCCTTCCACCCATCATCGACTTCCTTGAATATTTCCGGACCGAGCTTGATCTCGCCCTGCCACGGCTCGATGGCTTCGACGTCCCCATCAAACGAATAGGATATCGAGACGTGTGGCTGGTACTCCGGCCAATCCCACGAGGCACCGTTGCGCACCATGTCCTCATGGCGCCATGTCAGGTTGCCGGACACAAACGTCAGAACGGCTACGTCGTTTTCGGCCCCAAATGCCTCCATGATTCGCGCGCCACCCGCCCTGACCGTGATCGTCCCGTCTGGCTCGTTACCCCAGCATTCACCCATAGCCATCCAGTCAACTGGCGTCCGGCTGTAGGTGATCGTGACGTGCATATCTTCGGCATCGACCAGGCTATCCAAACCTTGGCGCTTGTAATGCGCCAGGATCTCGGCAGCATTCAGCACCTTGCGGCTCACATAGAGAGTTCGCGGCGCCGCGTCGGCAAGCGGCTTGGGCTGATTGGTCTCATCGAGATCGTCATCTTCCGAGCCGGTGGGCATTTCCTGTTCGGCCAACGACCCGTACTTCTCGATGGCCTGGTCAAGTCCAGGCAATACGCCCTGCTCCGTCAGTTCGTTAACGAGAGAATCGGAAAGCGCATCCATCGGAATCAACGTGCCGGACGAAGATCCTGCGATAGCCCGAGCTGCCGACGCCGTCTTGGAGAAGTTGTCCGCGCGCTCTGTCTCGGTCAACTGACGCAGCGGGCGCCACTCATAAAAAACATCCTCGGGACGTGACCCCAGGGCCTGCCAGATGATGCATTCGTCCAACAGCTCAATGGCTGGCTGAATGTCATCCGTCTGCTCATGGTTGATGCGGTCGTAGTAAACGCGCTCATCGCCGTCGCCGGAGCCAGAAAGGCCAGCAACCGAGCGGCCGAAAAGGCGACTGATGGGGATGCGGGACGCGCCCGATACGACTTCCATGAACTTCAGCGCAACATCGGGCAACCCCGAGAAGCTGGCGTTTTTCTGCTGGTAATCGTCCTCAGCATCTACCACTACGGCGCCGTTGATGCCCTTCATTGCTGCCTGAGCGCTAAGCCGCCGAGTAACGGCCGCGTCATTGGCGTCATCAGCCAGCATTTCCGCATAGCCTTTGAACTTGAAGACATCCACCTTGGCCTCAAAGACCAGTGAGGCGATATTCGCCATGGTGGAATCGGTCTGCTTGACGGTGTCGATCGTCTTCTGCAGCACCGAATCGCCCCAGAACCGGTTGGCGTCTGACAGGCTCAAGTCGTCCGGGATGGGCGCGCCTTTGAATATCGCCAAGCGGCTGATATGGATGCGGACTTGCTGGGCCTTATCGTTGGTCGTAAGCGTGAAGTACTCCGGGCCTCCGTAGTACTCGTTGTCGATATCTCGGATGATGCGTTCTGGCGTCAGGTGATTGCGCGTCAGCACAACCAGCGATCGAATCTCGCTTCCGGCCTGCAGGGGTTGATCTTGCTGGCTATCGCCGGTATTGATGTAAATCGCAGAACCGCCATAAAGCCGCGCGGCCACCAAGGCCTCTTGCACGCGCTTCTTGACGCGCAGCTTCTTTTCCACCTTCTCAATAGCGGTGATCTGATCCTTCTTCGCTCGCCAAGATCGCCATTTGCGCGTGGCATCCTCGGCCGGATAGTCGACAATCGCGCCCGCCAGCCACGTATTGCGATAGATCGTTAGCAGATCATGAGACGACAGAGATGCGTCCACATATTGGGTGTGGGCGGCCTTATCCCGGTTCGTGCCCAGGTTGGCCACCACATTGGCCAGCCCATCGCCGATTCTCTGAAGGACGTCCATTTAAAACCCTTTCCATGAATACCCAGCACGTTCCACCAAATGAGGACATGCGCCCATAACAAATGAATCGGCCAGGTTGGGAGATGGAATGCCTCGTTTCGACATTTCCTCTTTTGGCTCCACTATGTCTAGCCCGCGTTTGCTGTAGCGCTTTCGTGGCGATGAGAGCTCAATCTTCAACTGCTCGATCTTCCCGGCGTTGCTGCTGATACTGATCAGCTCACTTGCCGGATACACCATGCCTTTCGTCACGGCGTTAAACGTGTTTCGGAATCGATCAGCCACGTCCTGCCATGCCTGCGCCTTCAGGTTCTCGAACTTTTCCTTGTTCTTGATCTTGGGCGCGTATTCCTTATCAGGGTTGATGACAGCGCCAGCGGCATTGAACTTGAAATATCCGCGCTTGACGTCCATGGCCGACAAGGTCGAGCCCACATGAGCGCCTACGCCAATCGAGTCGTAAATCAAAGTCCCGCCCTGGACGTGCGCCCAAGCCCGTTTCGTGGATTGATTCAGCTCGTCCTCGGGCGCTGACCACTCGTCTATTTCCTCGCAGATAGCGCCATCAAAGACTGAGCAGGCGTTTTTGTCTGCGCCAGAGTCAGCAACGTCATATCCGACCGTTCTCGCGCCACTTAGATCAATGCCCAACTTGATGTGAGCATCGATCGCCGCTTCGATCCACGAGAATTTGATTACGGCGGCGTCATCGCTGGACAGCGGCTGACCAAGGTAGATGTGCCGATACGAATCAGGATCGGCCTCTTTCAGCCGCTCCGCCTTCTTCCTGGCTGTCTCCGATAGAAACGGATTGTCGAGGTAGTTGATATGCCGGATGATGCAGTCATCGCCCAGCAGCGTCGGCAACTTCGCCTGAACAAAGTCAGTGATCAAGTGCGGGTTCCACAGAACCCAGACCTCAGCACCCTCTTTCCGTATCGTCGGGTCAATGATCAGCCATTGATCTTCGGTCAGGCCCTCGCCTTCCTCGATCCAGCAGATATCAACGCCTTCCGTCCCCTTGATTTCCTCGATGTTGCGAGCCAAGCCATAGAACAGAAACTCCGAGCCAGTCACCCTGTGCCGGATCGTTGAAACGCCGATATCGAACTCATCTCGCCAGCCGGCTGCCTGAATTTTCTCTTTGACAACCGTGTAGACGGAATCAGCAATGCGATTCTGAAACTGGCGCAGGCACAGGAACTTGACCGAGTAGTTACGGGCCAGGAACGCGGCCATCCCGCCGGCATCCTGAGTCTTGGACGAGAACCGCCCGCCTTTCAGTAGCTTGTACGGCTTGCGAGTACGCCAGAAGTCATACAGCGCCGGATTGAGCTGATACACCGGCATCCTCGTAAAAATCAGATAGGCTGCGGCCCTTCTGAGAAAGGCTGCCGTCAGAGTTGCTCAGATCGATCTTGGTGGCTTCAGTAATGCCGTAGGCCTCGCGCTCGATGCCAACCAGATTCTTTAGCGTCTCGGCCAGCTTCTTCATGCCATCAATCCGGCCAGGCATGGACAGCACGCGGCTGAAGAGCTCCATCCGCTTGTCCTGAGACCCTTCGTCGTCGGAGTTCAGCAGATCGGCCAACTGTTCCAGCAGATCCAGATCACCGGTCTGCCATTCCAATTCCTGCAGCAGCTTCATGCACAGGTCACGCGCTCGGCGGATATCGGAGCGATGAGCCAGTCGAATATTGGCGATTACCTCAGCGTTGGCCTCGACGATCGCTCGATCGGTTACCGCCTTTTGACTGGTAACCTCTTTGGTAACCGCCCGAGTGGTAACCAGCGCGTCAGCCTTGGCTTTGATCTTTGCGGCTAGGTCTCGCTCCCAGCCTTCTTTCTTTGCTCGCTTGGAGATTGCGACGTGAGAGACGCCATTCGCTGATGCAATTTCCCGCACTGACAGCACGCCAGCCCGGTAATCCGCCTCTATGCGCTCCCAGTCTGGCGCTTTCTTTTCAGTCTGCGCCATTTAAATTCCTTGAAGTGATTGCGCGCCCCTATCGCCATGACCATGCCCTGTGGAGATTCAGAGAACGATATGACGCGCTGCCGGTGTTCTTTCGGTCACTTGCCGGCTTGACCGGGCAGTAGCGCACAGTGTGGCCGGCGACCTGGCGGTCTGGATGGCCGATGTGCGCTGTTCTGCGCAAATGAAAACGCCCCGGCGAGCGAACTCAAACCAGGGCGAAATTATGTAGGCGCAACTACTCAGCCTACAGGGTTTATTTTGATTAAGTCCGGACAGTGGCGCAAGGTGTCCGGACAAAATAATTATCTGGAACCGAGTACCCTTCACCCATCCAGTGAGAGAGTTGCTTGTGCGCCATATCGAGCAGATCGTAATAGCGCGTTCGGGCCATCTGAACGCGATCAAGTTTTATCTTCACCGGACCGATCCAGACATAGTGCGCGACAATGACTGACCGCGCCTCAGGAAATAGGCTTGATATCTGCCGGTCGACCTTCCGCAGATCATCATCCACCAGAAGCGCGTCAGGATCAGGCGACCGCTGACCATCCACCCGCATATTCTGAAATGCGCTAGCCGACGGATACCCAAGAGCGCTACGGTTTTCGCCTCGCTTCCAGGCTCCCCACTCACCCAGCAGGATTTCGATATTGGACTTCATTCCGTTGCGCTCCCTTCATATTGCTTGCATTTCTTTCCATACGGCCGGCCCTTCAGACACCTCACCACTGTGTCTCCGAACGGGCTGATGCAACGTTTCTCGTTGGCACAGCCGGCGCAGCTGCGTTTGATCGCCGCAGCTTCTTTGCTCAGCAAAACCTTTAAAGGATCTGCCATCATCCAGCGAGGTATCAAAGTAGTCATGTGCGCCATTTCCGTCACTTTGATGCCATCATTCTGCAAAGCCGACGAACGGCAGATTGCTCACCATCGCCACCGGCTTCGGCACGCCTATCAAGCGAGCCATGGCAGCGGCGATATCTCGGCCCAACGAGTACGGACGCCGCTCCATGCGATTGATCGCGCTTGCCTCGGCTTTGCGCGGTTGCTGCGGCCTGACAGTGCTCCGGCTCTCCAGGACGTAGCGCTCGACCGTCACGAATGGACCGTCCCGCCGGCTGGGCGGCCATCCCGTTACCTTGCAGATGACTTTCTCAAGGTTGACGTTCTGGGTATTTGGCTTGCCGACGTAGAGACCTCTCTGGGCCAGCAGCGCGAGACATTCTTTTCGTATGTTCTGCATGTAGATCTGGCGTTTGGATGCTTTATTTCCCATCTTTGTCTCCTGAGAAAATGTCGATGCGGACGAAGCCTCGCTTTTCGGTGTCGAGGCAGTCATCCACAAACAGCGGACGGAATATCTGATCGTCTACACCTAGAGCTTTGGCAATGCCGTCTAGGTAGTGCTTGACGGCGCCGATGCATCCGTCCAGATCACGCTTGATCCTGTTTGGATAGCCGAATATCAGGTTGACGTGGTTGCGGGCGCCAAGCGTTATCTGGTTTCGGCCCAACGCCTCTTTGGCTGCATAGAATCCTGAATGCCTGGCCGACTCGATGGCGGGTTGAAACTTCCTGAAGTTGCCGCGACGACGATTCGGAAACAGGAGGCTGTCAGGCCACGGGAGCATGATGGTTAGGTGGTCTAGGGTCATTCGAATCCCCTTCTCGCGGGTTTACGGTGCTCTACGGTCGGCACCGAGCCCGTGAAGTTCTCGAATCGCATGAACTCGCCCAAGTACGACAAACTCACTTTGCCGTTCTTGCCTTGACGATTCTTCATGACATGCAGTTCGGCATAGCCCTTCCAGTCCGTGTCCGGGTTGTCTTGTTCTTCCCGGTAGAGACCAGCCAGAATGTCGCTGTCCTGTTCGATCGACCCGCCATCCCTGAAATCTGATGGTTTTGGCCGAGGGTTCAGGCGCTTCTCAATGTCTCGACTAAATTGGCTGAGGGCGATAACGGCAATGTTCAGCGTCTTGGCCAGCGTCTTGAGGCCTTTCGTGATCGCCTCGATCTGCTGATACCGCTTTTCCTCTCCCCCTGACATGAGCTGCAGGTAATCAACGATGAGCAGATCCAAGCCATGCTTGCGTTTAACGCTCCGAGCCTTGGCGGACAACTCCAGCAACGTCAGTGCCGGCTGATCGTCAATGAACAGTTTCGCATCAGCCGAACGTTGGACTGCGTGTGTAACTCCCTCCCAATGGCTTTGATTCATTCGCCGCTTTGCGTCGGCCAATGCCGCGGAAGACACTCTTCCCCAGTTCGCTATGGCGCGCTCAGTCACCTCGGTTTCTGGCATTTCGCCAGACCAGAACAAGACGGAGTAGCCCTCTTCAGAGGTGTTGCATGCGATAGTTTCCCCGAGGGCCGACTTACCCATGCCCGGTCGGGCCCCGATCGTCATCAGAGCCCCGCGCCGGACTCCGCCATTCAGGATGTCATCCAAATCCGACAGGCCGGTTTTGATGCCCGGATTGTCAGCAGTTCCGTGGTAGCGACGATCAAGGTCATCCAGGTAGCGAGTCATAGCCTCCTGAATGCTCGCGGGCTCCCGTCGCGAAGTAGAGTCCGCAAGCTTTCCGAACTCTGCCTGCGCTGCATCCAGCAGCTCGGCTGCGCTTCTTCCGCCCTCTGAAACGTCCGAACTCACCTTCATCGAAGCAGCCAACAGGCCTCGCATCAGCGCCTTCTCCCGCACGATTTCGGCATAGCGGCCCACGTTGGACGCGCTGGGCACAGAGGTCGCGATTTCGTTCAGGTACGACATTGACACGCCGCTGCCCGCGCCCCGTAGGGAGTCTGCAACGGTTATGACGTCTGCAGGCTTTCCAGCCAGCAGCAAGCGGATGATGTGCTCGTACGCTTGGCGGTTCTCGTGCCGATAAAAGGCTTCACCCTTCAGCTCCGGCATACGGTCCAGTGCGCCGTTATCAAGCAACAGCCCGCCAATCACGGCTTGTTCTGCGCTCAGGCTGTGCGGAGGCACGGTTTGTAGGTAGTCGGTCATGCTGCCATATCCTCATATCGGCCTTCGCGAATCTTCGCGAAATTCTCGGCCTTGCAAATCCACTCCAAGCCAGGGCAAAACGGCTTTCGATTCCCGCTCGTGACGCGGCCGGTCAAGAATGCGGATTGAGAGATGTAGGTGAAGAACCTGCGCCACCAGTCGAGGTTTTGCCTTTCAGGGTCCTCCTTCCAGCGAGTACGCAAATGCTCTTGGCGAGCCGGGGTCCAGTCACGTATCGCAGGTGACGTCGGCAATATCTCGTGGTAGAGCGCGATGATTTCCTGATGCGGGCAGGCAGGGGCGACGTCGGCTTTGCTGACGGCAACCAACCCGATAGGGTTGGTAATGTTTTCCTGCTCTTGTTCTTGCTCCTGCTCTTGCTCTTGGCTTCGAAGGGGCTTCAGAGGGGCTTTAGAGGGGCTTGTCTGGTCGCCGTTTGCACCCCTCCGGTTGGACATATGAAAGGCATCACCGTATCGGTCAAAGAACGGCCCCAGGAAAGCGTTCTCGGGGAGCGCTCATACTCGCGCTGAATGCCCTTGCAGCGGTTGTCCTTGGGCTCTAGGCGATCGGCTATCTGATATGTAGCCATTTCACGGACCCAAACCACCTCAGACTCTTCGTCGTAATCGCAAAACCCTGCTTCGCAGGCCCTTTCAAGCCCCTTGGAAGCCCCTTCAATGCCGAGCCCAGTATCTACAGCGATGTAGGCTTTGCTGAGGTAGTAAAGCCCGAGCATGTTGGCATGCTGGCAAGTCATCAGATAGAGGCCGACGATCACCGCCTCCGGCCCAGCTGCCTTAAGCGCTCGGCCTGTCTTTCCCGTCCAAAACTGTGGAGCGACTTTGGCGTACTCACGCATGTCCTGCTCCCGAAAGCATGCGCTTCAGAGCCGCGGCCCAGGCATGTACATGCGGCGCCATAGCGCTACGCCGCTTCAACGTGGACAACTTACGCGCCTCCTTCATGGCGTCTTGATAGGCCTTCTCTTGGTTCGTCATTCCTGCCTCCGCAGGTACGCGCCGAGCAGGCGCTGCATGTCAGCCTCGGCCTCTTCTGGCCATTGCCGACGCGCGCGCAACTGGTCGCGGGTTTCTTGGAGCCACTGGATTTGATAAGCGGCTGATGTGGCTTTGTCGTAGACACCGCCTTGGTCTAGTTGGTAGTGACAGCCGGGACGTCCAATTTCGTCGCAGCACAGAGGCACCGTGAGAGCGTCAGACGCCTTGAGGCTCTTCGCTTTTCCCGCCGCCAACAAGTTCAGGTGTGCTGCTTGAGAACAATTCGAGCGGCCACAGCAAGCACAATTCAGCGCCGCCACATTCATGCGATGCTGGCGGCTGCGGAATACGCTCTCGGGCTTACGCTCGATCGGGCGCAGGAAATTCAGGGCTGCGGCGACCTTATGGCCCAACCCATGGGATCGGTCCGCCTTGGTGCGCTTCATTGGGGTTTTGCGCTGGAGCGAGCTATTCCACATGAGCAGTTCCTTTCACTTCGAGGCGCAGCCCTCGTGATGCGAAGTCATCGCGTACGGCGTCTGCATATTTGGTCAGCTGCTTGACGTTCATCCGAGAGGTGACTGGCAGCACTCGCATGACCTGCAATTTCTGCTCGTAGCTCAGACCCTTGATAGTGGTGTCGTATGCCTCGCGAAATTCTTCGTCTTCAGCACGCAGAATCGGCACGCCGTGATGAAGCTTGCAATAGCACTTCCAGCCAAGTTCATCGTCTTCTGGAAATGCCTGGGCTATTTCTTCGTACCAGGCATGAGAGAAAGAATTCTGCGGTAGCGTCCGGCCTTTTGGGCCGATCGTTACCCGTGCGCCCTCTTCCGCTCTCATCACCGCCAGGATGACGTTCTCGCGCACCTGGGGGCTGATCAGTTGGAATACTTGCTTGTCCATCAGCTTTTCCTCTTCCAGGTTTCCTGGCGTGCCTGCAAATACTTGAACGCCAAACTCTCGATGGCTTGCTGCTCGCGTTGGTCGACAACAACAGCGTCGCTAGGAGCAAGTTGCATATCGATCGCGGCGAGAAGTTGGCAGACCTTCTCGACGTCCTCTTTCATTCGGCTAACAGTGCTCGCCGATGAGCCCATGAAATCGGCTGCACGCTCCTGCGTTACCTCTGCAAGGCGCTGCAAGATCTCGGCATAAAGGCGTGCGCCGATCTTGCGTGTGATTTCAATCTGATCGGCAGATACTGCTTGCGTACTCATTTCTGAACTCGATTTAGGAATTAAAGAACGTGACCGAAACGGAAAAACTTCTTACCGAAGCCCAGGACTTGGCCTTGCGGGCTTTTGAATCGCCCACGCAGGAGACAGTTATGGAATTGATGCGTCGCCTTTTTGATGAAGCGGACCGTCTGCGATACGAGACGCCAGAACCTGATGATCGGGTGCTGCATTGAACACTTACCGTATTGGGCGACCAGTTCCGGACGGATATGATCCAGATTCCACTCAACGCCCCTTCTCCACAGGGAAACTGCCATGAATAGAGATATGGACTTGATCAGGCGCATCGCTTTAGAAACAGCGGATGCGCCGCACGGGAAACGCTTGGACAAGTTGGATGGTGTCGACCCGAACGATTTCGCGCTGCATGTCATATGGATGGACGAGGCAGGACTCGTTAAGGCGCAAATCTTCCAGCCAATATCAGGAAGAGTTTCGGCCACTGTCCTGCGACTGACCTGGGACGGCTGCGAGTTTGTTGACGCGGTTCGCAGCGACACCCTTTGGAACAAGGCAAAAGACAATGTCATCAAGCCGGCTGGATCATTCACGTTCGGAATCCTTCGGGACTGGATCAAAACCGAGATCACTCAAGGCTTGCCGACCCTGCGCGGTCTTGGATAGCAAGTCATGCAGATCGCAGGCGACAGCAAGCATCACCCGCTGCTCGGGGCTCATGTTTCCGTCGCGGAGCGATGCGTCTGCCATTA